GAAACAACAAAAGTCCGCGATGGGGAAGAAGGGGGCGAAAATACCCCGTGAATGGGTTCCGATATTCATTCTGAGGCGAGATGTGAAACTGACCCCGGGCCGCCTGCGGTTCTTCTCCTTCTGGGCCGGCACTCATGATGCGACCCTGAAGCGGTACGAGAAGGAAATCGACAAGGCCATGGCCAAGTGGTGGAAACGGTAGCCTGATGCCGAGTGTACGGGAAAACATTATGGCAAACGTAGCCACAGCCCTGGGGAACATCTCCACAGCCAACGGCTATGGGAACGATATCACCGGCGGCATCCAGCGGTTCCTCCAGACGGGCCTTACAGTGGCCTCAGTCCCCACCATCGTGGTTCAGTTCGACAACGAAGACAAGAGCCTCGGCCCGGTCGAGCAATACACATGCACGTTGACCATCGGCATCTCTGTCTGGTGTGTCCATGACACCGCAAGCATCAGCGGCTATACCTGGCCCGTGATCGACTCCATCGTCACAGATGTCGAGAAGGCGGTCATGGTTGACACCACGCGGGGCGGATATGCTCACGATTGTGAGGTGAGATCCATCGAGGGGTTCTCGATCACCCAGGGCCAGCCATATGTCGGCGCCAACGTCCAGCTGGTCGTTTCATATGCTCACGCGGCATCGAACCCGGAGACAGCGCGATGACGGAACTGATGGCCAGCCCTGAATCTGTCGAGGAGATCAGAATCCATCGAACCCTGACATCGTCCCCTGCCGGTCTAATCCAGCGGCGGAACGTATACACATCCCATTATCCATTCATGAAGCAGTACCGTTTAACCTGGAACACCGCGAGCAAGGCAGAAAAAGATGAAGTGGTGCAGCTCCTGCGCGACACCAGAGGCAGCGGAACATTCACATGGAAGCCGACCGGGACATCATCGGCGGCCACGTTCAGATTCATTTCAGAATCAATTACCTGGGAGGCCGTTTCCGCAGGCGTGTACAGCCTGACGGTCCTGGTCGAAGAAACACGTTAGGAGAACGGCATGGCTCTTCTGAACAGGAAGCAGCAAATCGCAATCAAGACAGAAATTACAGAGGGGTCGGCGGAACCCCTAGCCGCCGCAGATGCAGCGTTCAACATCTTCGAGTCGTCATTCTCCCCGGACATTCAGCAGTTTGAACGCAACCCATTCAGGACATCGATAGGTAACGTGGCATCAATTTCAGGCGTTAAAACGGCGACGATGTCATATACCACTGAGCTTGTCGGTTCTGGTAACCACGTGACCACGGCGCCGCCATTCGCATCGATCCTTTCCAGTTGCGGGTTTAGGCAAATAGCGCTCAAAGATATCTCAATCACATCCTTGTCGGGCACCTTCCAGGTTGGTGAAACCATCACATGCACCCCAGGCGGCGCTACAGCCACCGTTGCTAAAACCAGCGTTACAGGAGACAGCACCCTATACCTCCACAGCCAGACAGGGACATTAGAAAGCGGATCAATCGCGGGCGGAACGTCAGCAGCGACCGCCAACGTCGCCGGTGATTCCGCGCTTGTTGGATTCCAGTACGCCCCAACTTCTGAATTCAATGACACAACGGCGACAGAGTCATCTGCTGGCGGTGTATACCTCTCCAGCGCTTCCCTGAGTCTGTACAATGACGGGCTTGTCCACAAGATGGCGGGGTGCCGGTCCAACCTGACGATGAGATGTGCCACCGGCGAGCCGATGCAGCTGGCCATCGAAACCACCGGCCCGCTCATCAGCACGATTGATGACCCCATGTTGACCGGGATCACATACCCAACGGAAAAGCCCCCGACATTCCTGGACGCCGGGTTTAGCGTTCAGGGGTATTCTGCGGTTATCGATAACCTAGAACTCACATCAGGCAATGATCTCCAAGTGAGAAAAGACCCCAACACGACCGCCGGCGCCATCTCCACAAAGATTGTCAACCGGGCGGCGACAGGAAGCATCGACCCCGAGGGGGTCGTAATCCTCAATGAACATAACTTTTTCTCGAATGTGTACACCAACGCAGAGGGAGTCCTGGAGACAACCATCGGAGACACGGCGGGTAATAAGTTCATTATCAGCGCAGTCAAAGCCCAGTACACGAACATTAATGCAGGCGAGCGGGCTGGCCTGACAACCAACCAGATAGACCTTTCTCTAAATGAATCATCAGGAAATGATGAGTTGGTAATACTGGCAATCTGACCCAATGAGAGGGGGCAGAGTGGCGATAATTGTTGACCCGGAGGTCACCCATGAATTCGTGCTTCCAGAGGATGAAAATTCCGACAAGGCAGCGCAGACGGTATTCACATTGAAGCCGATGACGGGCAGGGAGTTTGCCCGGATGGCGTCGAATTTGGCAGGCGCCCAGGATGACCCGGAGCGGATCTATGACCTGCTTCGCGTGACCGTCAGGGGCTGGAAGAATCTACAGCTTACATCAGGGAAAAAGCTAAAGTTCAGCGAAACGAACATCGACCATCTCCCCATAACGATTGCCAGCACGTTGGCAGAAGCCAGTCTAAACCTGGCAGGCATCACACCGGAGGAGGCGGGAAACTAATCATCGCGGTGAGGATCGGGTCTGATAAATACCCGCACTCCTGCCGCCTTTGCAAGGAACCGGGGGCCTCAAGTGAACTCCTCAGAAGACAATGGGGATGCGATAGCCCAACTGATCATGAACAAGATCGCATTGATTGCCTGGCTTGTGGCGGGGAACTGCCGAACTGTCAGCGGTGCAGTGGGCGAGGCTACATCGCGCTCCACCGTTGCCCACGCACGATGGTCTGCCCCGAGGTCTGGGACGGCCTCAGGGTAGCCTTGCGGGCAAAGTCTGCGGGCATATGGCCGGTCGCTGGCGGGTCACAAGACCAGGCGCGGGCATTCCTGCAACTGTACGATGTGGTCGCCGATGAGGTTGCGCGGATTGAAGCCGAGGAGATGAAGAGTGCCAGCAAATAGAAGAAGCATCCTTGAGATTGTCCTTCGGGCGAAAAACCTAACGGCAGCACCGTTCGCCGCCGTTCGCCGGGCCTTGGCCAGGATCCATCGCGCCGGCGTTGCTGCCTTCTCTGCGATGGCCGCCAGGGCGAAAATGCTAACCGCCACGCTATTCTCGATGGCGGTCCCTCTGGGGTTAATCCAATCCATCAGGCTCGGCGTCAACCTCGAGGCTGACCTGGCGAAGGTCGGCACCCTGTCACAGGCGGCCACCGACCGGCTCGGGGAGTTCAAAAACGAACTCCAAACCATCGCAGCGACCAGCGGCACACCCATCGAGGAGCTGACAGACGCCCTTTTTAACATGGTATCTGCCGGCGTGGCCGAGGAAGAAGTCATCCACCAGGTGACCGAGGCCAACCGCTTGGCCATTGCAGGTTATGCGGAACTTAGCAACACGGTTCTGGCTATGACCAAGGTGATGAACGTATACGGGCTGGCCACCGATCAGGCCAGACACGCCGCAGAGGTGTTATTTGCAACCCAGAAAATCGGCCAGACAGACGTGGCCCAGGTGGCCCAAAACTTCCCGAAGGTTACAGCCACTGCGAAGGTCCTGGGTTTAGAACTCGAGCAGCTGGGTGCGGCCTTCGCACAGGTAACCCTGAAATTAGCCAACAGCGAAGAGGCGGCAACGGCGCTCAGGGCATCCTTCAGCCTGCTACAGAAGCCAAGCGCAGACCTGAAGTCTGTATACAGTGAGCTAGGGCTGACGATTGAAACCTTATTCGACAACGGGCGGACACTTGGAGATGTGTGGAGCCTCATCATCGCCAAGAGCCGAGAGATGGGCATGGCCTTCGCTGACATCGTCCCCAACGTTCGGGCACTCCCTGCGGTTGTAGCATTGATGAACCGCGAGGGGGCCGAGTTCAACGAGACCCTGGTCAAGTTCAGAGACGGCCTGAGCCGCCTGACGCCAGCCCTCGAAGACGTGGAGAAGACCACCAAGCGAACCCTGATGCGGTTCAAGGAATTCTTGAAGGTCCTGGGCACAAGGTTCGCCGTCCCATTCATGGCTGAGATCAATGAACGGCTGAAGTTCACCAACGACGAGCTCGCCGTGGCCAGCATTCGGGCTGAGATTCTCGGAAACCAATTCCTGTTGTGGGGTAAAAAACTCGAGCCCGTCTGGCGGGGCTTCATGGTCGTCGTCTCCCATCTATCCGCAGCGGTAAAACTAGCATGGCATTTCGGTCGAGTCATCGGGGCGGTGGGCAGGTCGCTGGCCGAGTTTTTCATCCGGGCTTTCGAGGGCTTCACAACAGCTTTTGAGGAGCGGTCAAAAAGGCGCGGCCTCTTTGCCACCTGGGCCGGGGGGGTAAAGGATTATTGGGCGGGGATGTTTAAAACAGCCGTAAAACTTGGCGAGCTGATTGTTGCGATATTCAAAGACGCCGTCGAGGCTGTTGCCTCCTTCTTCAAGTTGGCGGTGCTCGGCTTCTGGGGGTTAGGCGCAACCATCGCCAGCGTGTTGCTGACACCTCTGAAGTTGGCGATGCAGGGCGTCGAAGAGTTGGCAATCGGCATCCAGTGGGTGGCATGGAAAATTGCCCACCCAATGACAAAGAAAGCCACCCCGACATTCACCGCCGACTGGATTGGGGATTTTGCTAAAGAGGTCGAGGCTTGGCAGACATTCCTTGACAAGCATGTAGTTGAAGATATTGGCGGGGAGATCGCCAAGACTATTGCAGCATTGGGCGACGACACTAAAAAGGCGCTGGGTAAAGTCAAGAAGCAGACGCTGGAATGGCTGACAGAATACCGGAAATCAATGAAGCAGGCAGGCCGAGAGGCCACCCGGCTGATGGAGCTAATAAAAGGCGGGGAAGTCCACAAGGAAACCAAGGCCACATTTGATGCAGCCTTTAAGTCCGTGGGGGATGCACTCGCCGAGGCAAACGAGAACCGGGAAAAGTTCTTTGAGATGCTACGCGATCTCGATACGGGGGACCTCGTCCTCGGTGCGGCTGAGTTCAGAGAAATACAGCGGCTGAATGCTGAGCTGAAAGCATTGGAGGCCAACCACGCGGCGTTAAAGAAGCACATCGAAGGACGGCCCATCGAGATCATCTTGCAGATGTCTCTGCCGCAATTTCATCCAGACGTATTCCAACAAGTGGTGGCCGACACCTTCTCCTGGTCATGGTGGAGGGAGAAACTTTCACCGGACATGGTGGAGGTCGAGCGCGTCTGGGGCACCTGGTTTAATAGCGTCAAGGAGAAGGTCGATGGTGTTCGCGGGGTGTGGAATCGACTGAAGGAGACCATCGCCAGGAATGCACGGATAAAGGCAGCATTTGAGCATTGGACGATGACCGTTGCTGAACTCGAGGAGGCGTTAATCCGCACGGCACAGGGGGCGCTGGCGCAATTCTTCGACAGCGTGGCAGCTGGCACAGCAAACGCAAACGATGCATTCAAGGCAATGCTGCGGGCGATGCTTTCAGCCTTGAACAAGTTCATGGCTGACCGGATCGTCTGGCAGTTTTTGCGGGCTTTCGGATTCGAGGGCGGGCCAACTCCTGGGCCGATGGGGACCGGGACAGAAGCCAGCGCCGTCAGCGCCGAACTCGCCGCCAAGGGCGCCATTTTCCCCGGCCCCTTTACACCGATACAAGAATTCGCCCAGGGCGGCATCGCCCCCGGCCCCTTTACGCAGATACAAGAATTCGCCCAGGGTGGCATCGTCCGCCGGCCCACGTTAGGGCTGATCGGAGAGGCTGGACAGAACGAGGCCATCGTCCCGCTGCCCGATGGAAAGGCCATCCCCGTAGAGATGACAGGAGGGGGGGACAGCTTCGCCATCACCATCAACGCGATGGATAGCGCATCGGTCTCCAATCTCCTGCTGTCTGACAATGGGCAGCGGGCCATCGTTGCAGCGTTCCAGAACGCCAGGGCCACCCGGGTCGGGTTCCAGCGATGACCTGGGTATCCTTTACGATACCAACCCTTGCCGCGTCGGTTGACGACAGCGATGGGACTACCAACCCCATCGCCTTCGATGCCGGTATTTCAGCCCAGAGTATCATCGCCCCGAAGATGGAAGGACCTGCCGGGTCCTTCCCGACAGTTTCCAGCCCGACATCAGTGACGAACACATTTGCCAACGATCAATCGGTGACTTCAACTGGCAACCTCGACACCACCATCGCATCGAACATTGGAGCTGTCGTCCCGACCATCACGGTTGACGGAATGAACATCCAGGACGGAGCGATGACTGGATCCAATTACCTAATTGGCACTGGCCATTACTGGGAGGAAGGCATCGTTATGATGCGGGCGCCATTCCCAATTGGTGATGTCAGACATTACGGCAGTCATTCATTCACCTCGGGGCAGTTTGCGCCCCGTGGGCTTCTGGAATTACTGCGGGCGCCCTCGGGCGCTGTTAATTTCAGATGGAGACAGGCGGACGCCGCCGGCACCGGCCTCGAAACCTACACCATGACAGACATCGACATCCCTATAACCGAGGTTGGGCCTGCAACCCCACCGAACCCCTTCTATTATCGCTTTATCAGAAACAAGCCCATCGGTAGCAATGACGATGGCCAGATCAACATCAGAACATACATCGATGGCGTTGCAGCTAGTCAGACAATTACCGGGGTCGCAGCGTCTGCCCCACGGACTACAGACGGCACCCAGCATCTGGGGTACGCCAACCAGGGCGGCCAGAATGATACATTTCTATGGTGGCGGTCGCAGGGCACCGACGTAGCGACAACGGCCACCACCGGATTTTCTGACTACGAGGCAGCGCCGGCGATCTACACCAGCAAAGTCTACACACCGACATCGCCGCCTTCGACTCCCTGGATTGACTCAGGGGCGGCAGACATGTTCTGGCAAGCCATCAACCTGCTCGACATCGAGACCCTCGGAGGGGGTGCCCTCGAGTGGAGAGCGGCAGCGGTCAACGTCATTCCAACGGGGGTAGCGTCTGCCGAATTCACAGGTTCATGGACACCAGCCACCACCGGGACCGCTGACCTCCGTGACCTTCAGGGCCGGTATCTAGGCATTCAGTTCAGATATACACCGGGGACGCAGTACCCATTGACGTTTGGCCGCGGCCAGGTGAAGGCCCCCATCGGCGCATCCCAGACAGTCGGCAGGGCCTTCTGGAGTCAAACCACGCATGTGGGAACAGAGATAAACCTGACAACGAACGGGGAAGGAGCGGCGGCAGCGAGCCTTCCGTACCCTCCAGAGTTAGCAGAAAACGGCAGCGAGGCGATCCGCAGGAAGCTGGCCAGGTTTGAGCTGGCCTATGCTGGCACCCGGGCATTGGGGACCACCACCCGCAGGTCATGGCGGGCGCGATGGGTTCTGTCGGCTGCTGACGCCGATACGCTTGAGGCGTTCTTCGAGGCGAGGCGGGCCGGCGAAGAAGCGTTCACGTTCACCCCGCAAGGGGAACCGGTCGCCAAGGCGGCCCTCGCTTCATCGCTAACCACGGCATGGCTTGCGCCCGACGCCAAGCAGCTCACGGGCGACATCGTGGAGGTCCTCTAGTGCCAAGGCCAATGACTCCTGCGCTAAACGCGGCGAAGAATGCAATCAGCGGGAGTGGCGGATGGTTCGTGCTTTTCGAGGTGCAGGTCAGCGACCTGGAGCGCCTGTACCTTGTGAACAATGAGGAAGAATTGACATTCGCTGGCCAGATATACAGCCCCTTCCCCATCGGATTCGAGGTCATGGAGGAGACCACAACAGGCGACTTACCGGTCGTCAATTTGACGGTCGGCAACGTCAGCCGGGAAATCCAATCTTTCATGGAACACCGAGGGGGCCTGCTGGACAGGACCGTTGTAATGCGGATCGTTCACACCTCGGCCCTTTCGGATTCGACGGCAGCCCTGACCAACTACTTCACGATCAGAGCATCGTCAGTCACAGAAATGGCGGCATCCTTCCGCCTGTCACAGCACCCATTCCTTGAGGTGCCATTTCCACACCAGCGCTACCATCGATCCCGGTGCCGGTTCGCCTTCAAGGGTACCGAGTGTGGTTGGGATCCAGCCCAGGCCATCGAGGGCTCTGACACCTGCGACAAGACGATGAATGGCCCGGTTGGTTGCGTTTTCCACGGAGGGCTGTACACCGCCGCAGGGAACACCGCGATCCACCCGGGTCGCTTCGGCGGCTTCCCTGGCATTCCTAGAAGACGGCTCTGATGGGTGGCCCCCGCTTCGACGATCTCATCGGCCTGCCATACGAAGAGGGCGGGCTGGGCCCTGAGCGCTTCGACTGTTTCGGGGTTGTGCTTGAGGTGTTCAGGCGCCTGGGTAAATCGATGGATGTGCCCGCCGAACTGATTCACAACTTCGGCGAAAGCGGGTTCGCCTACCTCAGAGAGTGCCCGAAGACCTGGGAATTTGTCGGTGAACCCCAGCTGGGTGACCTTGCACTGATCCGCGGGGCGTACGAGGAGAGCGATGGGCGGCGCGTCGGGTTTGCCAGACACGTCGCAGCCAACATCGGCGGCGATGAATTCCTGCACTCAACCAGGAAGACAGGGGTTTCAATTGTCCGCTGGACGGCGATCAAGCCATTCACCATCGGCCTGGTCAGGAACCTCGAGGGGGATGAATGAAAATCAACATCGCCATCCTTGACGCCATCCTTCCAGTAAATGTCAGAGACAGATACACGCTCGACACAGAAACCCCGACAACCGCCAGGGAGTTGGCGCCCGACGACGCCGGCCCAGGCTGGTCCCTGATTATCGATGGCAAGAGCCACATGCCATCCGAGTGGGATGCGATCATTCCAGGCCACGGCGACCGCCTGATATACGCGAAAATGCCCGGCGACTTCATCAGCGCCGCGCTGCTACAGCAGGCATTTGTCAATTTCATCGTGTTCGCTGGCATGAATTATTTGATTGGTAGATTCCTTGGATTGCCACAGCCAGAAGAGGCAGAAGAGCGCGACCCGGTATATGCCTTCACCGGCATTACTAACACGACAGAAAGCGGGACACCCATCCCGATAGTGTACGGGACTCACAAGGTTGGTGG